GTATTTTCATCCGGGGTAACAGTCACTTCGTCTACGTCTGGTGGCTTCAACATTTATTCAGTTACAGCAACAAGCACAACAAGTGAAACAGTTACATTTACAAATATAGTACCTTTGGAATATCTTGTGGTTGCCGGAGGCGGCGGCGGTGGAGGATACCTTGGCGGTGGCGGTGGCGGTGGTTTTCGTACCGGCTCATTATTGTCGCTTTCTTTAAGCACAAACTACACAGTCACGGTTGGTGCTGGTGGAGCAGGAAGCACTGGCAGTAGCGCGAACCAAGGCACTAATGGCGGGAATTCTGTATTTTCAACTATCACATCAGCGGGTGGTGGTGGTGGTGGTGGCGATACTGCAATAAACGGAGTAGCTGGAGGCAGCGGTGGTGGTGGCGGTGGTGGTACTGGTACAGGTGGCGCAGCCTCTCCATCTGGTCAAGGTAATGCGGGTGGTAATTCTTCTACCGATTCATCAACTTATACCTCTGGTGGTGGAGGCGGCGGCGCTAGCGCGGTAGGTGCAAATGGCGCTCTAAATACTGGTGGTAACGGTGGTGCAGGTACAGCATCTTCTATTTCTGGTTCTTCGGTTACTTATGCTGGCGGTGGAGGCGGTGGTGTTGATATAAACGGCACAGCAGGAACTGGTGGATCAGGTGGCGGCGGTAATGGCGCAAAAGGTGGCGCTGGCCCTACCAACGCAACCGCAGGAACAGCCAACACTGGCGGCGGTGGGGGTGGTGGAAACAATAACAGCACTTTCGGTACAAGGGCAGGTGGTTCTGGTGTTGTCATCATCAAGATTCTTGACACCTATACCGCAACCTTCTCCGGTGGAGTAACGCAAACTTCTACCACTAGCGGCGGTTATAAAATTTATACCGTAACTGCAACTTCAACAACTAGCGAAACCGTTACTTTTTCTTAGGATTAATCATGGCGCACTTTGCAAAACTGGATTCAAACAATGTTGTAATTTTTGTGACCGTTGGACGGGACGAGGATAACGGCAAAGAAGCTGAACTGTCGGCGCGTACTGGTGACGTTTACAAGCAGACTTCATACAACACAATAGGCAATGTTCACTTGTTAGGCGGTACGCCATTCCGCAAGAATTACGCAGGAATCGGCTACACCTACGACGAACAGCGCGATGCTTTCATTCCTCCGCAACCGTATCCGTCTTGGGTGCTAAACGAGAATTCCTGTTTGTGGGATGCGCCTGTACCGATGCCGACTGATGGCGTGTATTCATGGGATGAGGCTACGAATTCTTGGGTGCAAGCATGAAACTCATCAAGCTGACCAATGCTACTAAAGGCCGTATCGGTGAGGGTTTGATCCTCAACACCGAGGCGATGATGTCGTTCTTTGAAAATGAACAAGAGGACGGCATAAAAATTACCGTTGCTTTTGGCATGAATGGCAATTCTTGGGAAGTGCAGGAATCCATTGATGAAATCATGGGGCTGATAAATGCAACCGGATATTGAATCGCGGTTTATGACCCATGAAGCCGTTTGCGCGGAGCGGTGGAAAGAATCTATCCTTCGCATCAAACGCCTTGAATCAATTTTGCTGGCGTGTGCTGGCTCTATCATTCTTTTGTTGCTGCACTTGGTGACAAAAACAGGGGGCTAAATGAATGATCGACCCCGTAACGATTGGAGCGGCGTTTGCTGTAGCTAAAACGTCGGTCGCCTTTGTTAAAGAGGCGATCAATATGGGCAAGGAAATCCGTGATTGCTACGGAGAATTGTCCCAATTCTTTACCGCTCAAGGTCAGATTGAGAAAGCCGCCAAACAGGTAGAGGCGGCAAAGGCAGCACCAAAGCCTGATGATCCGAAGGAAGCCGCCGCACAAGAATCGGCGCTGTCACAGGCATTTACCATTGTGATGCAGCGAAATCAGTTGAGGCAGTTTGAGACTGAGCTGCGCGATATGTTTGCCATGAAAGGCGAGACAGGGCCGGGAAGCCTATATGAAGAACTGTGCGCCGAACGACAGCGCATTGTCGGGGAGCAGGATGAAGCCGCTAGGGAAGCTATCCGCAAGGCTAGGTTGGCTAAAGACAGAGCAGCTAGGAAGAAGCAAGAACAAGAAGAACTGTTAATGACAGCGGGAATCTTCGTGTTTCTAGGCATCGGCGGCATCATCATTTTCGTCGCCATTTACTTTAGAGGATGATATGTTTCCACTCGGCGCAGTCTTAGACATAGGCAGCAAGATACTAGACAAGGTATTTCCTGATCCTGCACAGGCTGAAGCTGCCAAGCTGAAGCTGCTGGAGATGCAGCAGAACGGCGAACTGGCTCAACTGAATGCGGATGTATCTGAGCAGCATGAACTGACCGACCGGCTCAAAGCAGACATGGCTTCGGACTCATGGCTATCTAAGAACATTCGACCGACTACCCTGATTTTCATTCTTGTTACTTACACCGTGTTTGGTCTTATGTCGGCATGGGACATTGAGGTTAATAAGGAATACGTTCAGCTACTAGGACAATGGGGAATGCTCATCATGTCGTTTTATTTCGGCGGCAGGACGTTAGAAAAGATCATGGGTGTTAAGAAATGAGAGAAAAAACAATTTGTTTTGTTACAATTCTTGTAAGCATCACATTGTCGTTAGTAATGATTTCAATGGTGGGTGTGTTCCTTTATGGGCTGTTTATGCCTAACAGCATCATCAATAATGAAGATGTGTTTCCCATTATTGGGCCAGCCTTCAACACCATCGTCGGCGGGTTTATAGGTATCCTTGCAGCAGTCAAAGTTACGGAGCATATTGAGAAATGACGCATCTAACTGAGCATTTCACTTTAGAGGAATTGACTCATTCCGAAGTCGCTGCTAGGAACGGATGGGACAACACGCCTAACGGCAACGAAGTGGCAAACCTTACTCGGTTGGCGCAACTGTTGGAGCAAGTCAAAAAAGCCGTCGGTGGTAAGCCGGTAATGATTAACAGCGGATTTCGGTCAAAGCAGGTCAATGACGCGGTAGGCTCAAAAGATTCAAGCCAACACCGTCTAGGTTGCGCGGCAGATATTCGCGTTCCCGGCATGACTCCCAAGCAGGTCGTAGAAGCGTGTATAGCGGCCGCTGTGCCGTTTGATCAGATCATCCTAGAGTTTGACGCATGGACGCACATCAGCGTCCCTAATGGCCCAACCTATGCCATCAGGGGTTCTAAGATGATCATTGACAAAACAGGGACTAGGATGCTGGCGTAACTTTTTTGCCGAATATCCACCGCAACTGCTGTTCGGTAGGTTCTCGCTGTTGAGTGTCAGGGCAAGTTTTGACCTTGCACCACATGACCCTATCGCCCGCCTTAAAAGCCACATCACAAACCTTGCAACGCTCATAGTTTTCCATCAGTTTCCCTTTTGCGTTTGTAGAGATCGACTTTCAATTCCGAAACCGCCACCAACAGATCATTGGTAAGCGCGTCGGCTTTCCACCATTGCTGAGACAATGCAGCGGTGTGAATGGCTTTGCGAATCCTGTCCACTTCAAGAATGCTTTCCGAGTAGTCTTTCATAGAAACTGTCCAATCCAAGTTAGAGCGCCAATAATCGCTATTCCGACTCCCATCATCATCATAGCTGCACACGCATCCTCAAGCCACAAACGTTTGTCGTTGATTGGATCAGCGAACATGATGAACACGCCAAACGATACTGCAACCATAAATAAGCCACCAAAAAAGATCATGTTTTCCCCTTGTGATAGTTTTCACGGCACAGCACGCGGTGACACTCTTTGCACCAAGACGAGAGCGTCCCGTATTTTGTCAAATTGAACTGGTCTGATTCCTTGATTGTTTTGCACTTGGAGCATTGCGCTGGATGCCCCTCCAGCCTCCATCGTCGCGGTTGACCCATTTTCTAGTTCCCTGATTAGTTTGTGATTGAGCCGCCACAGCATATGCTTCGTCCGTGTTTTGCCGTTGTATTGCAGTCGCAACCCCATGCGAAACACTAGACCATCCTTTGCCATGCCGTTGAGATAGCTGCCAATCGTTCCCACATCCTCATTCAAGACTTCGGCGATGTTGAAACCAGTCATTTCAAGGTCGCGGGCTAAGACTTCACGCATGGCAGCGATGATCTGACGGGCGCGGGGTTTCAGAGCTTGGGCAGGCACGTTACATCCACCACAGACGGAACAAGCTGATTATTGACCTTGCGCTTCGTGCTAATGACTACGGGGCGCATACCGGCCTTTTCGCACTCGCCAATGCCGTTGATAACTTCAAGCCTGGACAGCGGTGGGACTTCCTTTTCCACTTGCAAACTTGAGACAGCTTCGGGAACGGTAGTGCTGGCGGTTTGCAGCGATGCACAGCCGCTAAGCATGATGACTGCAAAGCAAAGTAATGTTTTCATTTAGCTACCTGTATCAAGGTTTCGCCCTGTTGCTGTCGGGCGCGGTTAAAGATCACGGTTATGTCGGTGTGTGAGGCTTTGGTAGGCGTAAATTTGCCGTCGAGGATGTAGAGATTACGTTCCCGCAGGTACTCAATGCAGCCCTTGCGTTTTTCGTCATATCGGCGTGGATCGTGTGGCTTCCAGTTCGATACATCTATCAGATCGGGCTGCAATGCGTCGTAAGTCATCATCCAGTTGATTGCATCAGCTAATCTCATCGTCATCCTCCGGTAAGAACCTGCGGCGTGCAGGGTTGTTTTGCCAAAAGTAAAGATTGAACCGAAAACTACGGCGCTGCTCTGCGGTGATGGTATTGGTGAAGTAATTCGGCGATTCGTCCCACATGGCTTTTATCAGTTGTTTTTTGAATCGCTCGCCATCCATGCCGATCATTTCGACGTAGTGCTGTGCGCCATCCATTAGAAACATCATTGCATCGATGGCTTTGTCTTGCGCTACGTCTACCTTATGCCGTTCCGGGCCTTTGCGTTTAACAGGCTTAAGACACGCATCAAGTACCGCAAGGCTTACGACATTTGCAAGCAACTGTGTGCAAGCTATGGTTTGAGTTTCTTTATTCATTGTCGTTTTCTTTCACAAAGATGCCGTCAACCATTTTGCCTTTGCGGTAGCGGATTTCCTGCCACACAAGATCAAGGCATTCTTCGACTGGCATATCAATTTGCGCGGCAATGATAGTCAACACCACCATAATGTCGCCAATTGAATCAACGACGCGGTCTATGTCATTGCGAGCAACGCCAGCAGCAAGTTCACCGGATTCCTCTAGCAGCTTGACCACTTGCGCGTGCAGGGTGCTACCTTTGACAAGGTTGCGATCATTTGCCCATTCACGAATTTTTCCAAAATAATCGTAGTCCATTGTTGTTCCTTAAATTGGTGGGGTACTTGTTGTGTTAGCCCGATCTTGCAAGGCAAGTTTGCATATCGGTTGTCCGACTGCCGGGATTGTTAACCAACTTTCCCCCGTTGACTAGAAAGGGATGTCGTTATCTAAGTCCGACATATCGCCAGCTTTCTTTTGCTTGGGCTGGTCTTTGTTCTTGTGCTGCATACTGCACGACATGAACTTGCCTTTTGCGCCCTCACGAATCCACGCTGATACCCACACAGGTTCGCCGTTCATGTCCAAGCCATCGCCACGATAGTCGGGATGGTTGTCTGCCTCTTTTTTCAAGTTCTTGAACAGCGTGAAGCTGCCAGGTTTCGGTATGTAAGCCATGATTAACCTTTCTTCAATGCTGCACGTTGTTTGGAATCAAACCGTGACCACAATGCCGTTTTTTCATCAGCATCCAAGTTTTGATCTTCTATGTATTTTTTTGCGCCTTCAATGTTGTTCAGATTGATTTGAGCAATGACTTCCTCCGCAATGTCAGACAAGAATTTTTGTTCGTCGGCAGGCATGGTGTCCCATACCGAAACAGCAATTGATTTAGGCGATGCTTTGGTGGCTGCATTGCCATCGTCATCTTCGGGAGCGACACCGCAGGCAGCGGCAAGGCTATACCTGCGGGCATACGTCAAAGCACTACCGTAACCCTGGGCGTCTGCCTTGCTGACCGGCAGGTTCAGCACGCCACAAGACAGCCACTCACCGGATGCGTGCATCAAGATCGTTTCGACGCGCACTTCATCCTTGTCGCTAGGTTCGATCCGCTGAACGTAGCTTAATCCGCATTGACCAAACGCAGGACGAATGGCCTCAACCACCGAGGACAAGTCCGCGTATTTGGATTTGAAGAATGGATTGGCGCTGTCTTTAACAGCACCTTTGATGTTCATTTGCGCCATTGCAAGCGCGGTGGCCAGGTTGGTGATGGATTCGGATTTGTTCATGCTAGTACCCCCGTAACGATAAGTATGAAAAGTAGTGTGAAGCCGATAGCCACTGCGCGATCCCCGTTCATATTCCGAGCTTCCTGTTGAAACGTTCATAGTCAGTATCGCCAGGGCCGACCCAACGCTCCCACTCGCGGGACTTCATCTCTCGGTCGGCGTCGAGTTCTTCTTGCGTCATAGGCAACTTAAAGTGGATGCCTTCCGGTTTGCACGTACCCCATGCAAGGCGCTCGGTGTTGCAGTAGATCGGCATGATCTTGCCGGTGACCGGCGAAAACAGAGTTTTGCGACCGCAGCGCGATGCTTCGGCGTTAGTTTTGTCGGCTTCGTAGTACATACAGTTTTTGCAGATGTTCATTTGTTGTCTCCTGTTGTTGTCAATTACTGCAAGACGGACTTTACTTAGCTAGTGGCACAATGTCAATACTTGTTGCAAAGGAAAATTGTAAAGTATTCTTAACTAAATCAATGCCGCTTGACAAGATAGATTGACACAGGTTAGGATGCTTTGCAAGTTATCTTTAACCCTACAAGGAACATCATGAAAATCGCACAGGCAGAAGCACACTTTGGCAACCGTCGCAAACTAGCCGAGGCTCTCGGCATTACGAGCCAAGCAGTGAGTCAGTGGGCGAAGCGCGGGCAAATCCCCGAGGGCATGGCATACAAGCTCCAGGTGGTCACAAACGGCGCTCTGAAGGTCAATCCTACTGACTACATCCCCGTTGCTCAGATGGTGGCTGAAATCGTCCCACAGCAATGAAATTCCTCTCTGTCTGTAGCGGCATTGAGGCGGCTTCCTGCGCGTGGGATTGGGAGGCGGTCGCTTTTTCCGAGATTGAGAAGTTCCCTAGTCAAGTTTTGTCATATCACTATCCAAAAACCCCGAACTGGGGCGACATAACTAAGTTTAAGGAATGGCCTGATGCAAATGTCGATGTTCTCGTCGGAGGAACACCCTGTCAGTCTTTCTCAGTCGCAGGACTGCGAAAAGGATTGGATGACCCGCGTGGCAACCTCATGCTCACGTATCTTGCCATTGCTGCAAAGTATCGGCCCAAGTGGGTGGTTTGGGAGAACGTCCCCGGCGTGCTATCCAGTAACGGAGGACTCGACTTTGCCTCCTTCCTTCGAGGGTTGGGGGAATGCGGGTATGGGTTCGCCTACCGAGTTCTTGACGCTCAGTACTTCGGAGTGGCCCAGCGACGCAGACGTGTGTTCGTTGTCGGATGTCTTGGAGACTGGAGAAGTGCCGCAGCGGTTCTTTTTGAGCAGCACAGCCTGCAAGGGCATCCTGCGCCGAGCAGAAAAACGGGGGAAAACCTTGCCAAGTGCCTTACGACAAGCACTCAGCGCTATGACACAGAAACAGAAACATTAGTTACCCAACCAATCCCAACCAATACCATGTACGCAATGCGAAGCCCCGATGCTGATTCAAGCACAGGGTGCGGGATGGGTGAAGAGGGCGAGGCTATGTTTACTCTTAGCAAAGCTCATAGCCATGCAGTAGCGCAGCCGATTGCTCCCACATTGACCGCCGCGAACAATCCAAGTCGCTCTCCGCAGGCAAGCGAAGTGACGGATCAAATCGCCGCCGTCTACGCAACAAGCATGGCGGTGCGCCGCCTCACCTGTGTTGAGTGCGAGCGCCTCCAAGGCTTTCCCGACGGCTACACGGACATAAAGCTAAAGGGCAAGCCTACCCCTGACGGCCCACGCTACAAGGCGTTAGGGAACTCTATGGCAGTCCCTGTGATGCGATGGATTGGGCAGCGGATTGAAGCAGTTGACAAGATCAAATAACCATGCCATTCTATCCCTGTCCGAGAGAAAGATCGGCCGCGTGTGGAAGCGCGAATAGCAGAACGAAGAACCCCTTTGCATGGGTTTCGGTTGTTCGGAGTTTGTTCTGCTGCTCCCTTCCACCGCGACCTGAAACCCATGCCAAGGGGTTTTTTCTTTTGGACTACACCGCATTGGGCAATGAGAGCAACAGCGATGCGAGTGGAAAGCGCTACTGGTGGCTTAGGTCTGTAACAGCGCACAGATGGACGGCGAAGTTAGCATCCATGACCGAAAGGCTGACGAATGTCGCGGCTCCGGAGAGCAGCAACTAAAGGCGCATGAGGCTTAGGCTAAATGCGCCCACCAAAGAGCAGCTTAGATAATAGGAGTAGTAATGACTGATAAAGAAGTGATGATCGAATACCTACTGCTAAAAGTTCGACAACAGGACTGGCATGGTGTGAGTGACGCAGCAATGGACATTAGAGAGATGGAGGCTAAAAAATGTTCGACGAGTTCTACAGCAAGTACCCCAAAAAAGTAGCACGCAAAGACGCACAAAAAGCCTATGCACGTCTTACTGCCGAGCAGCAACAGAAAGCACTTGCAGCGATTGATGACCATGTGCGGATGTGGGCGGCAGAGGGACGGGACAAGCAATACATTCCTCACCCTGCAAGCTGGCTTAACGGTGAGCGATTCGATGATGAAATTTCGATGCCTGAACCGAAAGTGGTGAACTGGTGGACAAGCGATCAACTGACAATGGAACACGGTCGCAAGATCGGAGTACCGGCAAGGCCGGGCGAGGATATGTTCCAGTATCGCCTGCGGTTACGGGCAGCGTAAGTTGGCGCGAAAGAGTAGCAACAGCAGTGCGCGTGCAGAACATGACGCGAGAAGAACGGGCAGCAGCTATGCCCGAATCAGCCGAAATTGTGAGGGCTTTTTTTGCTGAGTTTTCGGTGGTTGAAGTAAGGGCACATGAAAACAACCTTTACTATGAATGGATAAAAAA